CTCTAACCGCGCTCAGGCGATCATTGACAATCAGGTTATCCCCGCAGCATCAATACTGTAACGTCACGTGTTACAGCCTCACGAAGCGGGTTCCCGTCACGCTAGACGCCGGCCGAATGCATCGGCAGGGTGGTGCTTGAAGTAGAGAAGCTGGTCAACAACGTTGGCGATCGTGTCACGCGCACTCACTACGCCCTTCTTCGGCGGATGCTCGGAGCATATGGCGATGGCGTCGGCTCGATGCGTCAAGCATGTAATCAGTTCCGGCTCCGTAAACCCCGAATTCCGCTCGAGGAATACACGTAACGCCTGGTCAGATTTGATGCTCCATGCATTCCCGTTCGACGTGTCGCCGTTTACCTCCGCGTAGAACTTCGTTAATAGGTTGCGAAACCTTTCATACCGCGGATCTTCGCTACCCATCCCTGTACCCGTCACAACGTCAACCAGAGTAGGCCCGGTGTCGCTTTTACGTGTACCGTTACGCGGCGTGCTCACAGTCTTGGCTCTCACCCTCGCTTGAGGACGCAGCGAGGCCGACAGGGAGCCATTATGCTCGATTTCCTGCACTTTCGCCCTTCCTTTGCTGCGAGGCAGCCTGCGCCGCCGATGCTCGGAGCTCGCCGGCATGCTCGGAGCATCCGGCCTCGCCGCCGTCGCCGGCAGCGCCGATCCCGAACCCGGTGGTGGTGGTGCTTCTGCGCTCGCGCCACCACCACCACTCGGAGCGTTAGCGGAGAGTGGTGGTGTAACAGATGAAGATGAAGGGCATTGCTCGAGCATTGCTCCGGGCATACCGTCCTGGGCGCGCTTCGCCCGAACCCTTTCCCACCTAGTTTTTGCGGCTTTCTGGGCTTTTTCGTGGGCTCGCTGCGACTTTCCTAGCCATTCATCCTTCAGCCGATCGCACTTTGGGCTGAAGAAAAGGCCGGAATCGTCGATGCTAAGCAGATGCTTGATCGATGCTTGCGCAATGCTCCAAGCATCGGGGTCCATGCGCGCTATTCGCCGGAGGTCTTGCTCCCTCATATGCCCCTGCATCCACTGGTGCATGATGATGAGCAAATAGGCCCCATGCTCGCAGGTTGTAAGGTGTTGAGTATCAGCGAGATAGTCGCCAACTAAGAGGGGCATCCAGACCTTGATTTTCCCGCTCATATAGCCCCCTCCGCAGCCGTTTGGAGGAGCCCCGAGCATGCTTGCCGCATGCTCGTCGTACGCCGGATGCTCGATGCATGGTCGATGCTTGGAGCATCCGGCACTGATTGAAACTTGCGATGCTTGGAGCATCGCGTCTTACGCACGCAAAAGGGCGCAGAAACAGTCATTTACGGTACCTGTGTGCAGCTCTTGGAGGTCGCATAGGGCCATACATGCCTGTTGCATGCCGGATGCTTGGAGCATGGCCGATGCTTGGAGCATCCGGAATGCTTGGAGCATCAGGATGCTTAGAGCAAGGCCGATGCTTGGAGCATCGGGAATGCTTGGAGCATGCAGGATGCTTGGAGCATCGCTGTGTCGAACGGGACCCGGCACAGGTGATGCTTCGAGCATCCAGGGGGAGGGGCGAGGACCTATCCGGTCAGGCGGCTACTTTACGGCGCGATTTCGTCGGCGCCGGTGGTTTGCCTCTGAGGAGTTCCTCCTCGTCAATCCCGTTTTCCTTGAGAACCTTCCGTGCTGCTTCTAGGGCGGCGTTTAGGACGAATTGGTTGCGATTGAGAACTCGAGGCGTAGCCATATTCGCCGCCGTGGTGATGAGAATCTCTTCTCTCGAGGTAGCGCGTAGACCAAGCTGACGCGTTACCGGTTTTTGCAATTGACTGTGGAGAATCGCCATGCGAAAGTTGTAAACGCGATGTCAACAGTCAGTCAACAGCAAAGCTCAGGGGTAGTACGTATCTCGATTCCCGGTCTTATCCCTCCTTCGGTCAATCACTACAAAGTGCCAGTCATCGCGAGGACTAGAAACGGTCCCAAAAAGACGTACATGGTCACCCCCGAAGGGAAAGCATTCAAAGAGGCCGTCGCGATCTTCGCGCGCGGGGCCTCGATTGCTCCGAGCACGGCGGCGGAGCAAAGGGAAGTCAGATACGCGCTCTATGTGCGCGTGTTTTTAGGCAAGGGACAGAGGGGAGATGGAGACAACTTTTGGAAGTGCGTCGCAGATGGCCTTACTGAGGCCGGAGTGATTCATTCCGACGCGCGTGTGAAGCGTTGGCGTCTTGACGTTGAGGATACAGACCGAGAAAACCCACGCACGGAAATCGCCGCGAAGGTCATCCCGGGAACACTGACCAGGAGGAAGAACCTTTGAAGTACATGAACGTCATTCTCGACATGCAGACCGCCATCCCTAATCGGCGGTTCCACATGATTCTTGACGGCCAGCGCCTGTGCTTGCGGCAAGACCCGTTGCCGACCGAGTTTGTGCATTACCCATCGGTGCCGAAAGGCGGATCCCCGATGTGTTCAGAGTGCCAAACGCGACTCGACACAATCATCACAAACAACCCCAAATACAAGAACTGACCTGCACCACATTTCTGCGAATGGAGCGTGACGAACCTTGGCAACCTACATCAACGAGGACCTGATAAACCGCGAGCAATACTGCACCGTATGCACAAAGCCTCTCGACGCCGAGCGGATAAAGTTTCGTTCCGTCACCTGCAGCAAGGAGTGTCAGTCCGTACGCCAGCGCATGTTGCGTAAGCGCGTCGATGATCGCGAGTGCCGGTTCTGCCATAAGCCGTCGACACCGGCCGCGCGCGCTGCATTCATGCGGTTTCGCAAATGGGAACGCACCAATCCAGATCAGGCGTACCCCGAGGTGTGGGCGATCGTCAAAGCGGCCGGAGTCACGCTCTACGACTTCGCCCAGGCCGTAGCTCAGAGCGTGAAGCGGGACGTGATACTCGACCCGGCGATGAGCGATATCGATTGGGGCAGCACAAAACCTCGCAAGGAAGACGACGCGCCGACGCCGGAGCTGGACCGCGTTCTCGAGCTGTTGCGCGAATACCAGGCGAAGCAGACGAAGCCCGCAAAGGAGGATGCCGCCTAAATGGCGATGCCGACGAAAACGAGAACCAGGCGAGGCGAGCAGCTCGAAATTGAGCGCGTGTTCCATTGGGAGAGAAAGATTGGAGGCAAGGACCGCCGCGGCGAACGTTGCTTCATCATCCCCAACCGGCACAGTTTCAGCCGCAACGTGCAAGTTCGATTTGAGGATGGGCATACCGCCGTCGTCGAACGAATGGCGCTGAGAGAGCCGGGAGGAGACAAAAAGAATGGCTGAGACAAGTAAAGCGGAAGCAGCCGAACAGCGTGTACGGGCAGATCACATTGAAAACCACCTTCGGGTATACGCGGAGACGGGCCGAGACTGTAGCTGCCGGTTTCATCGCGCCCTGAAGCTTCCATACACAGATGCCCATATCAATGTGAACGCTGATCGCTGCTTAGATCAGCAGCCCACACCCGAGCAGCCCATTCCACCGGTAGCAGCCGCACCGTACATGCTCTCGATTGATCGCGTCATCTACCTGCTGAATGAATGGGGACACCCCGATGCAAGAAGCAGGTTTATCGAACTCCGCGAATCAATGAGAAATAGGGAAACACAGAATGACACCCGATGAAGTATCAGCGACCGAATTCAATCGCATGTTTCGCGGCAAGACTATTGCAGAAGTTTCGCTTGTGAAACGAGGCGAAGATTCTTACTTTCAATTCAGATTTACCGATGGCGGCTATATGCAATGGCATACGTCGCTAGCGCGTTCAGGAGGGGAATAGTTGGAAACACGAACGTACCGCACCACACGCCAGGAGCTCGACGACATTTCGGCCAAGCTGCGCGGGCACGGGATCATCCTTGACCCATCACAGCCCACCGGAGAAGGATCGGCATCCGGCTTTCGCGTGAAGTGGGACATTGCCGGCGATAGTATCGCCATCACCCTCCTCGAGCACCCCTTCATCGGCAAAGGCTTGTTCTGGTCCGCGATCGAGGACGAGCTCGGGAAGCCTATCGCGTGAACGAACCTTGGATGCGGAAAAAGGGAGGATCCTGATGGATATTCACCAACAGATGTTATTGGCCAAACAAACCCGGCACACCGAGGAATTTCACGGTATAGCTGCACTCGCCGGCGAGATTCCCGTAGCGGGCAGCGACTTCGATTTCGCATTGCAATGCAGCGCGGCCGAATTGCGAATGGTCGCGGTTGTGGCTCATGCGCTGCTGAGAACCGGAAAAAAGGACGGGCGCATGAGCGAGCCATCGCAAGGGATCATCGCCGCGCCTCCCACCTAAAGGTGTGATTTACCGGCTACCCCAAACGAGGGATGCTCTGTAAGACGCACGTGTGAAACCTTCGCGGACGAACCGAACCTATTCAGGCCGTTCATCAGGAGAAACTACCGCATGAGAAGCAAACTCTACGGACCCGTACCCGCCGCCGCACTGCCGGCCGCGCTTGCGGTTGCCGTCAATACCGAACTTCCGGTCCTCAATCCCATTCTGACCCCGACCGGAGCGCAGATTCCGCTGCTGGTGAATATCCCGTCCGGGTCGATTCTTGACGGCCGCCCGTTTGACCTGCTCGCCGGAGGCATCATTACTACCGGTGCCGTCTCGACCGTAACTGCCAAGCTGTACGCAGTCCCTTCCGCAGTCGTCGCAGCCGGCACCGCTGCCACTCTCGGCAACGATACGGTGATTGCCTCGAGCGGAGCGGTCAACCAGAACACGGTTGCAGCCCCGTTCCAGATCCGCGGCAAGCTGATTTTCGACTCGACCAGCGGCAAACTCGCCGGCTCCGTCACGTTCAGCATCAACAACACCCTCGTTGCCGAGGCCGCACTGTCCAACGTCGTAACCGGACTGAGCGGAGCCAATGATCCGATCATCGGTTTCCTGTTGACCTTCACGCTGAGCGGCGCCAACGGCAGCATCACCGTGAATCAGTTTGACGTTGACTTCTAAGCCGCGCAGAGCAAACCAGCAGTAACGGCTTAGGGCAGGCGGGGAGCGAGCGAGCTCCAAGGGGTTGAAGTACCGCTCGCTTCCCGCCTCAGTTTTGAACCCCCACCGCACCCCGAGAAGGCACGGAATGAAGACTAACGGAACTGCAGCACTGGAAGGCAAGGACCGCAAGCGCGAACCCGCAAAGGGATCGAGCAAAAAGAAGGATTCCGGCCTCACCGTGAGCGAAATCCGCGCGCGCCGCGTCCACGATGGAACCTACCACATCGAGCACCACTACCAGGACGCCAAGGGACTGCCCCATCACCAGGTACACGAATACTCCGCCGCCAGCCGCCAGGACGTAGCCGATCACATGCTCGAGCATCTGCCCGAGGATGAGGGCCAGGATGCCGCAGCAGGGGATGAGGCCGGAGCATCGCAGCCGGCCGCGCAACCTGTAGCGTCACAGGCGCAGGCAGGGGCACCAGGCGAGGAGTAGGACCGTGGGGGAGCCCCTGTTAGAGCCCCTCATCGACCGCGAACGCATCGAGGGTGATAAAGAGTACCGAGACGAGCTCCGGCATCGCTGCATCACGGACGGATTCTTTCTCGCCCCATTGCTTGGGTACACCGAGTTTCGCCGGGACATCCATCAGCCCGTCGCGGACCTGTATGTCGCCAAAAAGCCGGGCCTCTCGATCGCCGAGCAGGATCCGCAATTCAAGACCCGGATCCACCTCGACCCGAGGCACACGTTCAAAACGACGTGGGGCATCCTCGATACGGTTCAGTGGATACTGGCATCTCCGGACATCACCATCGTCAACGAGACAGCGACTCAGGCGCTTGCGAAGGCGCTCACGACGCGCGTTGCGAAGGTGTTTCACCGGCCGAAGAAAACGACCAAGCCGCCCACCTTCCTGCAACTGCTTTTCCCCGAGTACGTGTTCGACACGAAACTCACCAGCACGTATCGCGCGCCATGCACCACGCGCGACGAAATCGAGCCAACCCTCTACTGGACGTCGGTAGGCTCTTCGCAGACCGGAGCTCACCCCTGGGTAATCAACCCGGACGATATGTGCGATCCGGAGAACTCCGGCATCACCGCCAGCGACCAGAGCCGAGATGCGGTCTGGAGCACGTACACGACGAACAAGAACACGCTCCGGCATGGCGGATATGAGAACGTGCGCGGCACCCGGTATCACCCGTTCGACGCATACGGCCGGATGCTCGAGACGCTTGACCCGACTTCGACGAAGATTCTGATTCGGCAGTCGCTCATCCTCAAAGACAAAGAGGCCCGGCTGATTGAGGGTGAATTCCCGGAGCGCAACGAAATTGCCGAGCTGCCATTCGAGAAACTCGGACTGACGTATGAATTTCTCCGGAAGAAATTCCGCGAGGAATACCGCACGTTCATGTGCCAGCAGCAAAACGACCCGCAGGGTGGCGGCGTCTCTATCTGGCCCCTCGAGAAGTACCGCCAATCTCTGGTTGACCAGGAGCGCATACCGCCGACCGGCGAGGTGCGCGTGTGCTGGCGTCTGCAGTCGAGCGCGAAACCCTTCCTCGAGCAGTATGCCTATGGCATCGCGGTCCTCTACTCGGGAAACCGCTGCTATGTCATCGACGCATGGCGCGGCGCGTACACGCCGAGCGAGTTGTGCGAGCGCATCGTGAAGGGCTGCAAGCGTAATCAGTGCGGCGAGCTCACGATCGAGCAGACGCCGGGAAGTGATTCCGTCATCCCGCACATCTACAACGAGGCCACGCGGCAAAATTGGAGCCTCCGCATCGACCGGCCGGAGTTTGAGTCTGACGACGCCGCGCGCCAAGGCCGCATGCAGAACCTTCAGCCGATGACAAAATCCGGCCGTCTCTGGATCTCGACAATGGCCGGCCAAAATGACGAACTGCAGAAACAGTTCGTGAATTTCGGATTGATCGAGGAGAACGGATTTCCCGATGTCATCAGCCGCCTTGCGCTGCGCATTCCGGCGAGTGTCTTTCGCGGCCAGGTGACCGAAGAGATGCGACAGGCACACAAGATCGCGGCCGAGCGCGGACTGTGGGATGCGCTGTTTGGTGACGGCGGAGCGGCCGAAATTCAGGAGTCCATCGAGGCCGAGGAAGAACGGCCGCAAAGTTTTGAAAACAGCTATGGCCTACGGCCGATGCTTGGAGGGTTGGATGGCTAAGAGCCTAGTTTCACTGTTGGGATATAGCGGCCAAGGGCCGATTCTGGCGAGTCAGGTAATGACGCGCGATCTAGCCGAGGGCGAAGTGCGGGAATTCAGCGACGAGGCCGCGGCGGCGCTGGTCGTACAGGATTACTACCTTGCAGCGGCGGACCTCGACAGCCGGCAATTGCCGCAGGAGTGGGAGGACAACGATGTTCTCTATGACGCTCCCCTACTCGCCAACATGGAGGACCCGACCCGCGCGCGCGTCTCCCGCTACACCGTCAACAACCAGACGAACACGATGGGCGACGCGGTACGCGATGGCTTGTTTGCGCAGAAGCCGCCATTCTTCCTTCGCCCCCGCGGCAAGACCACTGAACTCGAGGCGGATGCATGGACTGCGCTCATAAGCGCACTCCTCGACCGCATGAATTTCCGGTACTGGACCGGCCTTGGCGTCGATTCGCAGTCGCTTGATGGCACCGCCATCTGGAAAGCCGGCTGGAGCCGGCGCAAGCGCGTCGTACCCATCCGCAAGCCCAAGGCAGCGCCTCCGACCGTCAACACTCCCACCGGGCCGACTACGGTTGATACAACCGAGAGCCTCGACCATGAGATTGAGTACAAAACCGTCACCGAAAGCTATCCGTGGATCGAGACCAGGATGCTTGGTACGACGCTGTTTGACCCCGGCTGGAGAACGCCGAACCGCCCCGACCTGTGCGGGTATGCGATCGACATCGACTTTCCGACCTGGGAGGACCTCGAGAAGCTCCGGAACGATGACTGCTACAACATCCCGGACAGCGAGGCGCTCAAGACGTGGCTGTTTGCCCACCACATGCAGGGCGCACCGGGATCGACGACGGTAGAGACTTCCCTCTCGCGCGAAGGCAGCCCGGTAGACCACGCAACCGACCGATCGACGCCAACCAGCGTTGACCCGCTGCAACAGCCCATACTGATGCTCGAGCGTTGGGACGCGGAACGGGTGATGGCCGTGCTGGCGATCGACGGCCGCTACATCGTGATTCGCAACGAACCTCACCACCGCAACCGCATTCCGCACTTCACTGCGAACTGGCGATCGAAGAAAAATACCGGGTGGGGCATCGGAAACGGAAAACTGATCGGCGCAGACCAGCGCATCGAGCAGGGCACGCTGAATCACGCCCTGAACCTGCTCGCGTACCAGTTCAACCCGGCGATCCTCCATGCGCGCGGCCAGAACGCTCCGACCGGGAACCGGACCATCCGCGCGGGCGGATTCTTCGGCGTGGATCCAATCGGCAATGACGTGCGCAATGCGCTCGCCGTGATGGAGATGCCAAAGGTTCCGGCCGAAGCGTGGCAGATGATTACCTATGCCAAGGCATCGAGCCAGGAGACCAGCGGCGCCGATGCGACGTTCATGCAGGGGCAACTACAGGCGAAGGGATCAAGCGCGGCCAGGACCGCCACCGGAGCCGGCCGCATCGCTGCCAAGGCAGACGGACGAGTACAGACGCCGGTTGAGAACATCGAGCTCGGCCTGTTCAACCCGTTCATCGAATGGCTCATTGATTCGATCAAAATCCATATGCCGTCGCAGGAAATAAAAGACATCTTGGACGACAAGCTCTCCGCCACGTTGATGGAGTCGTTCAAGATGGACAAATTCATCGAGGCGACGTTCGAAGTGGAGATGACGGCCGCGGCGAAACTTGCAGCCAAAACCGCGATGGCTCAGCAGTTGCCATTCCTGATGCAGATATTCCAGCAGCCGCAATTGCTCGAGCAACTCCATGCCGAGGGCAAAACCATCTCCCTCGATGTCCTGCTAGACGTCTTATTTGCCGTGAGCGAGTATCGAATCGAGGACGAAATCATCGTGCCGCTGACCGATCAAGAGAAGGCCGTGATGCTGCAAATGAACGCCCCTAACGCAAAGATTCAGGAGGCGACACAGGTTGAACAGCTCAAAGGTCAAAACGCGTTGGATCTGGAGGACAGAAAAGCACAAAACAAACTGGCAACAACGGTTGCAGAAAAGGCTCTGGAACGTGAAGGCGAGGGTATCCCGCTGGCTCACGCTGCCGCGCTTTCAGAGCGAGCCCAGGATGAGCAGATTTTCCAGGGCAACGGGCCAAGTCCAATCGCGGGAGCTTGAGAGTTACGAAGTGACGGTGCAGGAAGCGTTCACTCATGCAGAGATTCTTTTCGGGAAGGACGTTCAGGTTATCCAAACCATCGTGCGCCGAGGCGACGTAATCACGGTCGAGTGTTCAGTTGGCTTTCGCCGGCCAGACGGCATTCATTTTTGGAAGGGTAGGACCTTCGAGGAGGCAATTCGGACGGCGCGCAGCATGCCGCCGAGCACGGTATGAAAGACGACGCGCTCGAGTTTGAACTCACCGACCACGACAGACACCACCTGCGCGAGCTGATGCGCGGCGCCGGCTTCGGCGTCCTGCAGCGCATCTGGAAAGCCTATTTCGACGCGATCGAGGAGAGCGCAATCCGGCTGAGCCGGATCGACCCTCTCGCCAATCATGAGGCCATTGCGCGGCGATGGGCCTATGTCTCCATCACAGAGCAGGTCCTTGCATCCCTCAAAAGCGGCATCGACTTTGAATTGAGCCTGTTGAACGCTAAGGAAGCACCGCCAGCGGACCCCGCAGAACTAGCGCGGCAACGCCGGCGACTGGTGTTGGGTTACTTAGACCCCATGCCGACAAGCCCCGGAGAGGCGACAGGTCCAAACAATGGCGAAATGGGAATGGCTGAATGAAGGAGAACCGTTTCCACCCGGACACAGGCGCGCGGGCCAACTCGGAATCTGCATAGATTTCGAAGACGGCCGCCCCGAACCGCAGAACGTCTATGCTTCCAGCAAAGACGAAATGCTCGACAAGGTTGCCAGGATGTACGGCAACACTCAGGTTCGGTATGCCCAGGTTCGGAAGGAAAGTTCCAGCCCTGCCCCAACGACGCCGGCGAACCCTGCCCCTCCCCAACGTCTCACCCCCGAGCAGACCATCCAAACCGTTGCCGATCTTGACGATCCCGCCAAGGCCGGCCGCGCGGCCGTGGATCTGATTCGGGAGGAAACCGGAATCGACTTGCGCGAGGAAGCAGCCAAGCGCAAGGCCGAGGCCGAGGCGGCGCGCATGGCCGGCGTAGTCAGCCAGTTCATGGAAGCCAACCCCGAGTACCACCCCTCGAAACGCAACGCGAAGCTGTTGCGCGATCGAGCCTACGCAATTGCTGCAGGGCAGCCCATTACGGCCGAGCACTTCCAGCAAAGTTTTGACGAACTGAGCGAGGACGGAGTTTTTGAAGCCGCCCCCGCCGAATCACCGACAGAAACACCGCTTGCAACCAACACGGAAGAGCCCTTAGCTCCGCCACCGTCGCGGCCGAGAAGCAGCACAGGAGCCAGGCCATCGCAGTTTCAATCGCGGCCGGGAGCTGTGCGAGTAAGTGGGCTGAAGTTCACCGCAGAAGAGGTCCTGAATATGGCCGGATCCGAGGAATATTCCTACCGGTACCGCCATGAGCCAGGATTCGCAGCCGCGTGTGAAGCAGCCTTGGCACAGGCATAAATCAACAGGCATCGCCACGAAGCTGGCGAAGGCGGAGTTTTGAAATGAAGAATCAGAAATTTGCAGTACGAGTATCCGGCGCTGTTGTGTTCGCGATCCGGTTTATGCTCGCGTGGGTGTGGGCGGCGCTGATTGGCACCGTCGCCGGCTTGATGCATACGCTCGAGGGCGCGAGCACTACCGCGCACGGTTTTGCTTTCGGTGATGGCGCGAGCCCGGCATCGATGCAGAGCGGCCAGGCCCCGCAGGCGTCGGCCGTCATCCACTACAACAACAAATTCACGAAGAACCTGAAAGGCCGCACTCCCGCGCAGCGTGTATGTTCGCGCCGTGAGATGCCAGCGCAGGCCGGCCAGAAATACCAGGACTTCATGTACAAGCCGCTCACTCCGAACACGCAGCAGGCGGCGGAAGGTGTTGTCGGTACCGGTCTGAGCATCTCCACCGCGACGACCCTGTACACCCTTGGACAGTGGGCTGATTACGTCAACTTCTCGGACTTCCTGCTTCTCACCACCATCGACCCGATGATTGAGAACGTGGAACGGGAAATGGCGTACCGTCTCGGCCGGACGATCCAGAAGCTCACGCTCGCTCAGGCCGATTTCGGCCGCACGATCGACTCCTCGGTTGGCGCGCTCGATGCGACGCTCGCCACGCAGCAGATGACGCGCAACACTGGCGTCGAAGCTGCCGGCTCGATGCGTGGCCGCAACGTGCAGACCCTCGAGGGTGGCCGCTTCGGTGCGCTCCTCCATCCGTTCTTCACCACGGACATGATGGTGGACAACTCCAATAACTCGTATGTCGACATCCTGAAGCACACGGCCGAAGGCCAGATGGCGCTGAAGGAACTGCCGGCGACGGGCGAGGAGGCGCAGGTGCTCAGCTTCGGCGGAATCACCTACTTCGAGACCACCGAGCTCACGCAGACGCCAAACTTCCTGGCCAGCGGCAAGACCGCCATCCGGACCTACGTCGTGGGCGAGGACGGCCTGATTGCCGTGCGGATCGAGCGCCCGGGCAAGACCTCGATCGGCGACGGTCAGCACCAAAACCTCAAGCTGTGGCGCGGCAAGTACGCGCAGGGCAGCTCGTTTGACCCCTCCGGCATGATCGGCGGCGGTACCAGCTACAACGTCGTAGGCACGTGGGGCCTTCCGCCCGACACCACCATGCGTTACCGCGCATACGACTTTGTTCCGCAAAACACCTAACCCAACGCACCACCGATGAAAGATGCGGAGCGGCCCCCAAACAGGGTCGCTCCGCTTGATGCAAGAACCCCGGAGACCTCGAAATGAGCGAGCAGGAAATCACGACAGCCGACGCGCAGAGCCCTAAACCCGCGAAGAACAAGCGCGCCAAGCGCGCGACGAAGAAGGCGACACTCGCACCCAAGGACGCGCCCTTCGTGAGCTCTGTGCGGAAGGACTCGAGTCTCGAGGACATCGAGCGCGAGATTGCCGAGCTGGAACTCGAGACGAAACGGGTTCTGTTGATGAAGGCTCGCCAAGAGGTGGAGACGTTTCACCACGACAGGCGCACGAAAGAGGAGAAAGCCGCCCGCGCTCAGGACATCCTGCAGGCCGCAAAGCGCGAGCAGGACACCATCAAGTCTGGTTGCACCCACCGCCTGGGTGGAATAGGCCTCGAGGACACCTACAACGGTGATCGCGAGTCTTCCCTTGCGGTGATGGATCTCCCGGTTGCGAACGCCAAGTATGTGATTTGCGTCCGCTGCCTTGGAGAGTGGCGCACTCCGAACCCCGCCCTCAAGCACTCGGACCCGGATCGTTACTCCGACCAGGTTCAGGAGTGGAAAGAGGCGCTGCTATTGCTGCGCAATGCCAAGATCAAGCCGATGGCCGGCCCAACCTTCATGTTCACCGACAGCGAAGGCCGCCCGGTTCATCCCCCAACGGTGTAGCACCAAAACCCCTGAAGGAGTACGCCGATGAACGTAGAAGAGCAAATGAAAGAAGCCTGGGAGCGGATCGTGAAGCTCGAGGAGCACACAGCCAAACTCACCGCAAAACTCGCAGAGCACGGAATACACGTTGCCGAGCATGAGCCCGCGGGCGAGCCGGAGCCGCAACAGCAGTAATTGAGATCCTCGCCCTCCTCGACAAAGACACTCCGGGGTTAGGGATGGGCAAGGACGAAGGGCGAGAGGCCCGTTCCACCTCTCGCCCTTTGTGTATTCGCACCGCAGAGACGAGACGAGGTTCCCCGGATGGGCAAGAGCACGATTCAACTCCAGGAGATTGTAGACAGCGTTGCCGTAATGGCCGATGTTTCCCCGCAGGCCAACCCCACCGGATACGACAATGCCACCATTCTCAGCGCCGCAAACGACACGCTTAGCGACCTACTTGCGCGCAATCTGAACTGGAAATGGAACTCATTCAACGCGCCATCTTTCCTCACCAATAGCTGGCAGCAGGACTATCCGCAGCTCAACCTTTCGAACATCGGATGGATCGAGGAGGCGTGGTGGGTGGATGTCAACAACTCACAGCGCCCGCTGCCCAACGGACCAATGCAGGCAGCCAAGGATTTGCCCGTTGCGCAGGTGAATAACACCGGATACCAGGGCAGCTACCCCAACCGAATTTCGTGGATGTACAACCAGCAGCTGCAGTATGGCGACTGGCCCGGCGCCGGCACTGTCTACTCTCCACTGCTTTCGCCCAACGTCCAGCAAAACCCGCCCACGGCGATCATCGACGCCAACGGCAATTATTTGCTTCTCACGCAGTTTGGTACTACCGGCAATACTGCCCCGGAAGCTCCCGCGAATTCGGCCGAAGGCTTCGCCGTCCCGGATGGCACCTGCGTTTGGAACGTGCTGGATCCGATGGGACAGGGATTCCGCATTGATGTGCTGGCTCCGCCGACCGGCCCGGTGTACCGCATCGTGGCGAAGTGCCAGGCCAAGGCGAAGCGGTTCCAGCTCGTCACCGACACGCTCGACCCGATTCCGGACGATGCCGCGCAACACTTCCGCCGCGGATTCAAAGCGCAGTGCTACGCCTATGCCAGCGACTCAAAGGCGCGCGCGCAGTTCCCGACCATGCGCGCCGAGTGGCTGCAGTCGATGGCCGATGGCGAGAGCGCGGCCGATCGCGAGCCCGAGGCGGCCATGATCCTGCCGGCCTCGCAGATCGTTACCCCGATGTGGGGAATGATGCGCAACCCGCGCGACCCAGGAAGGCCGGTTTAGGCAATGCAGACCCTCATCAGCACGCAGCGCGCAATCAACTGGATTCGGGCATACGTCAAAAACCAGCCGCTCGACTTTTCGAATCAAGAGCCGGCCTTGGGCATGGCGAACCTGCTTTTGCAGACGCTCCTTGGAGCTCCGCTCAAGTGGCGCCACAACCGCAAGACGTTCAGCTTCTCCACCCGGCCGGCCGACATCGGCGTTCCACCCGAGTGCGATTATGCCGTGATTGTTCCAGATTTCGGTTTCCTCGAGACGCAATGGATCGAGTCAGCCTCCGGCGACGTGTTCGAGCTGGGCAGTGCGCTATCTCTGCCGCGCGCCACCACCAAGAGCACCGGCCGGCCCACGGTCATTTCAGCGCAGTACGACGACGGCCAGGGCAACCTCACCTTTCGCACGAAGCAGATGCCCAACGCCGTGTACACGATCTATGCGGACTACCAGGCCAAGGCCCCTGTCCTGCGATCGCTGGCGCAGTCGCTCCCGGTACCGGATGAGTTCGGCTACTGCTTCTATTGGGGATTCCTCACGATGGCCGCAATGCTCGTGAACGATATGCGCATTGATTGGTTCGAAAAGAAGTTCATCGGCCGCGTGTTGAGCCTTCAGGACGGACTCGACCAGCAGGACATCAACATCTTCCTTGGACTGTGGGACCGCAACGTGAAAACGCAGATGCGCGCGCAGGCCGAAGTAAACACCGGAACGCAAGGCAGGACGGTCTAGCGTGGCGAGCCCTTTTGACAGCGCGGGCGGAATCCACGACGGCAGCGAATACGCATCGCTCACCATGGACCGGTACATCACCGGCCTCGTCACCAACCGCAGCCCTTTGCGCGATGCGGCCGTTCCGTACCTGTACGCGAAGTTCTACCAGGCGGGACGTTTCGACTCGCTCTGGGACGGACTCAACACGGAAATCACGGCCAAATTGACACTGGCGCGCCGGCCAGGGCACACCGTCTATAACGACCAGATTTTCCAGCCCATTCGCCGTTTCTACCCGTTCATCCAGCAGATCGACGGACAAGAGCGGGTGAGCGTGATGGTCGATTGCGATGCGGCCGTATACGACGGCACCGGCCCGAGCACCAAGAAACTCATCTGGACCAAATCAGCCGGAGCCGGCCGCACGAGCTTTCAGGGAGTCGGCAACACGCTCTATATGGGCAACGGTGTCGACCAAATCAAGATGACCGTCCCGGTGAGGTCCTATCAGACGCTCACCACTTTCACCCAGGGCGATTTCATCCTTGATCCGAACGGCAATCTTCAGGTCGCCTTCGGGTCCACCGGTACCGAAATCGTTCAGACGTCCGTCACGGCCACTTCGTTTATTCCCGGAGTAGGAGCCATCTACCAGGTCAACGTGTTTCTGGCCTCCGCGCCCAACATGGCGATTGGCGAAACCGGATATTTCACCGGCCTTACCGTTGCTTCCTTCCTGAATGGCACGAGTTTCGTCTACCAGGGCGGCACCGTCCTTTCGTGGATTACGATCTCGCAGTCCGTCGCCTATGGCGCCACTCACGACACCGGCCTGTATTACAAGGCAACCACGAACAACGCCACGGCCGGAGTGACCGGAGCGGTAGCGCCGGCATGGAATGCGACGCTTGGAGGCGTCACGTCGGATGGAAGTGTCCAGTGGATCAATAAGGGCTCGAACATCCAGCAATGGGGAACGGTATCCCCGACGACGGCCCCGACAGCGGTACAGTCTCAGGTCGTCACCAGCTACCAGAACTGGCGCGCGAATACCTTCTACGCTCCGCACCGCCTTTTCACAGACGCAGCCGGCACATATGCGCTGATGACGCTTGGCCCAACCGGACTCGCGACCACCGGCGCCGTCGAGCCGGTATTCAACCCAACACCGGGCACCACCACCGTCGACAACACGGTTGATTGGTTCACAGTCGCTACCCCGAACTGGCAGGGGATTCATGTTTATGCTGCCGGCGATCTCGTCATTGCAACCATCAACTCGGTTGTCTATGTGTTCAGTTGCGTAACCCCGGGAACATCGGCGGCCGGATCCCCGGCGTGGCGATCGACGTTCGGCTCACAGGCCAGCGACGGAGGAGTGACGTGGGTTAACTGCGGCCCACTGTTGAACTGGACCGCCATCGGCCCGAACGTAACCGTTTCGGCCGCAACCACAATCCTTGATTCGAACGGATTCCTCGAGGACATCGAGGTTGCCGGAATCTCGGGCGGAGCTGAGCCGGCATGGCCGACGACCGAGACGGCCATCACCACCGACAACACCGCTACATGGGTCAACGGCGGCGCATACGCCAAGGCCAGCCAGAACACTGTAGGGTATGCGTTCAGCTATAAGAGCTCCGTCACCCTCACTGAAAGCAATATGTCTCCCGCGGTCTATGTACGCGTTCGCGCGCGCAACCGCGTCACCCTCGCAGGACCGGCGAGCACAGACCCGCAAATCGACACGATCGTCATTTATCGCACCGTAGATGGCGGATCGACGTTTCTGTACGACACCGAGATACCGGCTCCGCTGCCGGGATCGACGACCACATGGGGATACACCGACGTCGCCGCCGATACGGATTTGAATATCGAGCTGCAGGGCGCGATATCGCCGTCCAACAACCCTCCCCCGGTTGGGTTGATTCACCTGGCCTACCATGACAGCCGGATATGGGGCAGCGTCGGCAATCTCGCCTACTACTGCACCGGGCCGGACGCGACGGTTGGAGCTGGTAACGAGGCATGGGACCCCGGGCGCGTGTACGCCTACCCATCTGCAGTCGGTCGACTTGTGCCGTGGGACCTGCCGGGCGGCGTGATGCTGGTTTTCACCACCTCGAGGCCGTATGCCATTTGGGGATTAGGCACACAGGCACAGCCCTACTACACGAAGGTTTTCAACCAGGGCGGCGGCCTGCTGAATTTCGACGCCCTCGACACCTCCGGCCCATGGATCCATATGTTCACCACCGACCAGCGGCTATTGAGCTTCCAGCCCTCGGCCGGATACACCGCCGTTGACCCGGATTCGGACGATGCCGGAGCTCCCATCGGCGATCAATTCGTGAAGGTGACGACGGGAGGCATTGACGAGGCGCTATATGACCCGGCGAGCGCCTTCGTTACCTTCTTCTCGAAAGGGACCAATGACACCGGCCTGTTTGTCGCAGACGGCACGGCCGGATGGTTCCGGTTTAGCCGCGTCACACAGCCCGAGACCGGATTCCTGTGGAGCCCGCGCGCCGAAATCGCCAGCGGCACAAGTGCCGTGCAGAGCGTTGAAACGGCCCCAGGTATCAACAACCTCCTGATTGGCCCGAGCGTACCTGGCCCAATCCTCCGGCGTGACACTTCGGCCAGCACCGACAACGGGACACCGTTCGATGCGTGGGCGGTTCTCGGCAATATCGAGCTCTGCCAGCCCTTCGAGCTGGCCGAGGTTGCCGCCGTCGAGCTCGACAGCGCCAAGACCGGGACTGCCCCCACTGTGGGAGTGCTGTTTGACGAGATAGAGCCCACTCTGGAGAAGCCTTTCATTATGTTGCGGAAGACCGGAAATGACCCCGTTCTGCTGCGGGCGAGCCAAACCCTCAACAGTGAGCGGTTTATGGCTCTCCAGACTGGACACTCCACCGACTGCCGGCACATGCAAATGCTGGTCGAGTTTGGGGTTCAGGACGCGCCGAGCGAGCTTCTGTCTCACTCGGTCTACGGCCGCAGGAAGGCGGAAAGGAAAGCGCAAACGTGAGCAGCTCATTCGAGTTTGATGGCTACAAGCTGAGGGACGCCACCGATCGAGACGAGGATCTCGCGCAGGCATGGACGCGCGCCGACGAATACCACCGCGATCTGGACGGCCGTTTCTGGCTCGAGAAGGGGCAAGGCACAGAAACCTTCGTGTGCGAAGGCGCCGATGGCGAGCCGCTGTTCTTTCTGCGACTCGACAAAGCGGTACGTATCCGCATTCAGTTCCGGCCGCGACCCGAAGGAATGGATGAGCGCGAGCACCGCGCCATCGTTCGTCAGGCGCTTACGCGCGGGATGGCCTTCCTCGATGTGACGCTCAGCGTTCGCCACTTCCGCGAGGTGATTTTCGACTCGGTTTCCCCTCTGCTGCGAGCCTTCACCATCGGCCGTCTGCGCTTCACCAGGAAGCCCGACACCCTCACCCGCATGCTTCCCAGCTTCGCCCTCAAGAGGACGGCGCAACGCAACACGTTACAGACGGAGAACCACTAGGCATGTGCGGACCAGACCAGGCGCAAACCAACCTCGAGCAAAACCAGGCACAGTTTTATTCGCAGCTTCGCGACCAGGACCAAACCCTTTTTGGCGAGGACCAGGGCATTCTGCAGCAGCTGCAGAGCGTATATTCGCCGATTCTGCAGGCAGGCCCCAACCAGAACGGATTTTCCGACGCCGAGGAGACGACGCTCAATTCTCAGGCGACCGAAGGTGTCGCGCAAAACTATCGCGCCGCCTCAACCGCGCTCAAAGAAGAGCAGGCGGCCGAGGGTGGAGGCAATAGCTACCTGCCGAGCGGAGCTCACGAGTCGGCACAGGCCGGGCTCGATGCTTCTGCCGCCAGTACCCTCTCCGGCGAGCAATTGCAGATCAAGCAAGCCGGATTCGACCAGGGCTATAAGCAGTTCACTCAAGCGACCAACGCGCTTGAGGGAGCCTCGAGCCTGATGAACCCGGCCGGTACCGCCTCCGTCGCGAATCAGGCCGGCAGCGATGAGAACGCGACCTCGAGCGCGATTGCCCAGGAAAACGATTCGTGGATGGCCCCGCTTGCCGGCGCAGTTGGCGCAGTCGGCGGAGCGGCAACAGCGAAGTTCATCCACTAGGAGACCGCCAATGGACGGCATGCAGGCAGCAGACCAGATGCAACAGAGCGCGGCGACGGCCACGGCGAACCCAACGCCGACGCCGGCGCCGGCACCACAGCCGTCAAACGTGCCCACAACGGGCACGATTCAGCCGGTAGCGACGCCGCAGTACCAGACCCCGGCATTGCCGCAGAAGCGCGGCGGCATGGTAGGCATCCTCGACACCATCGCGGATATGCTCTCGAGCCGCGACACGCAGCAAGTCACGATTGACCCCAACACCGGCCAGCGCCAGGTAACAGCCGGACCGCAGCGCACCCGCGGCCAGCAGGTGGGGCGGATCATCGGCACCGCGCTTGAAGGCGCGGCTCGAGGAGCTGCAGCGCCTCCGGGACCCGGCCACGTCGGACAGGGCTTCGCGAATGGAACGATGGGAGCATTCCAGGACGATCAGCGCGAGCGCGACAAGGTCGACCAGAATGCGCAGGCCGAATACCAGCGCCAGCGCCAAGCCAAGATCGACGCCCTCAACTATCAGCTTGGATTGCGCAACATCGCGCACATGGACCTCACGCTCAAAGCAATGGGCGTGAAGGCCAACCAGGACCAACTCACCTTCAGCCAGGCGCAGCAGGACCGCGAGAAGGCGCTCGACAGCTACGACCTCGGCACTGTGGGCGACGCCGGCCAGATCGCCGACACCATGAGCAAGCTACCCAATTGGGAACAGGAGCTCTACCACCGCGAAGGAATTCAGGCCGTGCCGGTGTTCGACCAGGACGGCAACCGCAAGGGCCTGCAGCTTTTCCTGCGTAAGCAGGACGTAGGCAATCAGCCAGCGGCCGAAGGGACGAAGGTTCCCCGGTTGGTACCGGGCAAAAACCCCGGCGACCCGCCGCATACGGAGTACTTCACTCCGGTTGGAGCCAAGAACAAAGACATCGACACGTATATGCGGTCCTACACCGCCGACGTGCAGAAGCTCCAAAAAGATCAGGCGGACCTCGCCTATAAAAAGGCGCAGACCGACAAAGAGAACGCCGACGCGAAAGAGGGACCGAGCAAGATTGCGCTGAACAAGAGCGAGGCGGCAAAGAACTATGCCGAGGCCGACAAGTACCGCGCCGATATCCAGAAGGCGAAGAACGATCCCAACGACCCCACCGTCCAGGCGCTTGGCGAACTCGCAGCGCGCGGAGGACTGACCGAAGACGAGATCCCCGGATTCGCCAAGATCAAACCGGCCGTGCAAGCGTACCTCGCGCAGCATCACCCGAACCTCGACCAGAAATCTATCTTCCTCACCGGCGAGCAGCGCAAGCGCGTGGACCTCGCCGGCAACGCTCTACACAACCTCGACAGTATCGGCTCCATCCTCGATCGCCGGCCGGACCTTATCGGGATCGTTCAGGGGCGGATGTCTCAGGGCAAAGAGCTCACCGGCACGAACGACAAAGACCTCTCCGCGATCGGAACCGCGCTCGACAATTACGCGCTCGCATCGACGGGCGCGCACGGCATCCGCGCAGTTCAGGCCCGCAAGGACGCAAAACTTGCGCTCATCAACGATTTCAAGAACGGTCCAGACGGAGTGAAATCGTCAATCGCGATGGCGCGCGGAAGTCTCGAGAATCTAGCTCGCTCCGGCAAGCCCAAAGGGCTCGATGGCAGCGACTACGTTTACAAGCCACAGCAGCCGGCCGCGCAGCCAGGACAACAGCCGGGCGGAGCTCCGCAGCAGGCAGCGGCACCGAAGCCGGCACCGCCGCAGGGAATGCCGAACCCGACGTATTTCAAAGCGTCCGATGGCACGTTCCATTGGGTTCCCGCAGCCAACCTCGACGCCGCCCGCAAGATCGACCCGAAGTTACAGGTGATTCAGTAAATGGCCCTCGATTTTTCCAGCGCCGGAGCCGTACCCGCACAGCCAGCCACGCCGCCGCCAGCGCAGGCAGGCGGGCTCGACTTCTCGAGCGTCGGAGGAGTGCCGGCAACGCCACAGCAGCCAGCGCAGACACCGCCGAAGCAGCAGCAGCCGGCCGCGCCGCAGGGCGAGCAGCCGGGATTGATGCATCAGCTCCTCGATGAGATAGTCCATCGGCCGGAGACACAGACCACCATCGGCGCAGTGAAGCAGGCGCGGCAAGGACTCGCCGGATTGCTCACCATCCTAGGGACGCCGAACGGCGCCGCTGGTCTCGCCACCGGCCAGGACCCGCGCACGATGATCGACCCGCACGTCCAGCGCGCGGCCGATTGGCTCAACAAGAACACGGAGGAAGACGGATTCTGGCAGCACGTCGGAGGATTCGGAGAGAACGTCGCAGAGTTCCTTACTCCTGACGCCCTCGCGTCACTCGGCCGAGCGGGCAGCGCTGCCGAGGGAGTGAAGGCGGCTACCAACGCCGAAAAGATGGTCGAGGCCGGCAAGGTTGCGGCGACGATCGAGAAACTGCCCCCGCGCTTGAAAGCACTTATCGGAATCGGCATGTCCGCGGCTCGCTCCGGAGCCGAGGCAGGCACTCAGACGTTCGTACACACAGGCGGAGATGCAGACGAGGCAGCCAAGGCCGCCGCGCTTGGAGCCGGAACCCATGGACTCATTGAGGGCGCCGCTCAGGGAGTCGGAGCCGTCGCCCGTCGCATCGCACAGCCTTCACTCACTACCGATGCGATCGAGGACACAGCCAAAGGCGCACTCGAGCGCGAGGCCAACACTACCAACGCCACGCGCGTACCCGCGCCGCCCAACCCGAACGCCGAGCCTTATACGTTCAGCATCAAGGGAACGCCGACCGAGGACACAACCAGCGGCCAGATCGCGCAGCAGCCGCGTAAGCAGCAGGTGGGCACCCGCGTCATCTCCGGCAAGGGTCCGAGCGAGCGTCAGGTCTGGATTGATCCGGCGACGAATGTTCCGCAGGCCGTAGACATTCACTCCGGCGACACCAATGCGGCCGGATCACACCGCGCGCCGAGCTACCGTCTGAGCGAAGAGTCGAGGCCGGGAACAGTCACGCGCGAAGATAGCGCGCGAGGTGGCGGCGAGCTCCTTACACAGGACCCGAATGTTGCCGCTGCACATTTGCAAAGCCTCGACCAGATTGTCCGCTCACCCGAGTACGCGGAGATGCCGCCAGAGCAGCAGCAAGTATATCGAGCGCAGCGCGCCGACATCCAGCGGCAGATTGCCGAGCACTACCAGGCGACGAAGGCAGCAGGTGGAAACCAGCCGAACTTTGCGCCGATCGACGTCAAAACCGCGCTCAAAAACTCGCATACGTTTGAGGACGCCGCAGACCAGCTCTACCAATCTGCGCAGCCGGTGTATGAACACGCGAACCGGGTGAGCGGAGGCCAGTGGCAGGTGTTGAAAGACACCATCAACAAGCTGTCCGATCAACTTGGCGACGAACCGAATATCCCCTCGAATCAGGGAGTGCGCGCCAAACTCGCGCGCCAGATACGCGAGAGCGAATCGGCCATGAGCCGCATTCTCGATGATCCGAAAAACGGCATCGACCGCGACGACGCCGACCGCGCAATCCGCATGATGCATGCGCAATTCGTTCTGCGCGACGCGCACAAGGCCATCGAGCCCATCTATGACATCGAGCAGCATCTCCCGCTCAAATCCGGCGAATACAAGGGATACAACGGCAACCGCTTGGGAGCGCGTTGGCAGGCATTCTTGCGAGACCGGCCGGAGGCGCGGCAGATCCTCGGCTCCGACCAGGTCGACACTCTCGGCCAGATGTTCAAGAAAACCGAGACCTGGGCAGGGCGCAAGCGTATCGGTCAGGGCATCATGGCCGTCGCATCGGCATTAGCCGGGGGAGCGGCCGGAGCGGTCACAGGCGGAGCCAGCGGACACGCAGCGGCCGGAGCTCTCGGAGGCGTAGGCGCCGGCGAGCTCAGCTATATGGGCCTGCGCCACGTGGTGGAGGGCATGGTCCTCAATCCTCGATTCGCCAAAAACCTACTCTTCGCCGTGGACTCCGGAGCGCGGCCTCAGAACTATGCTCCGGGCCTCGCCAAGATGCTCGATTCCGCACGTGCCAGCGCGCATGTGACGATTCCCGCCGCGGCCAGTGCCGCAGTACGTTCCGCTAACTCGAATCCCCAACCCCAAGGAGACGACCATCCATGAGCAACATCATCATTCCCGCCGAACATCAGAGCTCACCTCGAGAGACCGATATTGAGCGCGAGGTAAGGATTGCCACCCAAGAGATTGCCGAGGGGAAGTACACGCCCGAGCTGCCAAAGGAAACCGACGCCTTCGGCCGAACCCATGACGACGACTTTTGGATGACCGGGACGGAAGTCCTCGCAGCGCACCCGCGCGTACAGGAGGCGCTCGCCAAACTCGAGCAGCAAGTCTCGGACAAGACCAATAACGAGTACCTCGAGAAAGCCGAGATGCTGCACGAGATGAATGCTCAGAGCCGCGCCGGTTTCAAGTGGGCCGGACAGACCAGGTGGCAGGGCAAAGAGAACGAAGAGATGCGGCTCGTGAACATCATGAGTCCGAAACAGTTCATCGAGAAGCTGCAGGCCGCAGGGATCTCCGCCGCGATCGAGCCCACCATTTCAACCGAGTTGGATTGGGACCCGGACACCCTCGAACTGCGCATGCGTGAAGTCGAGCGCAGCGATGCGCTGATTTGCCTTGGCCGCAAAGTGGTGCGGGGCATCGTCGGCCTGTATGCGTGGGTCGACGGGAAGTACACGTATGTCAACAAGCTGCAGGTTCCATGCGGTCCCGAGTGGACACTGATGCGCTTTGACGAGTACGACGTGCCGACCAATGAGCGATACCACGGCTGGAGAACGGCCGTGCTCGCGCTGATTCAACGCCGCGTCATCACCGAAGAGCAGGCCGAGCGAGCGTTCGGCAAGGTTGTCGAGAATGCGGCCTCGAGCTTCTACCGCGAGCAATTGCAGCAGTTCCGCGCTACGCAGTTTGGAGTGAGCGCGTGACGCCGGAGATGTTTATCCGCGGCCAGATCGCCGCATACGCTCACGCCGAGGGCTCGTTGGCGGGAGGCTTCCAGGGCATGCTCGCGATTGCCTGCATTGTGCGCAATCGACAGATGGCCGGCTGGTATAGCGGCAACTGGATGCACATCCTCAACACCGCCCACGACGTGAGCGCGCACGAAGAGCGCCACCGCCCGAGCATCGACCTCACCTGTCCGATGTTTCGCCGTGTGCTGCAGGAAGTAGACGACATCTACACCGGGACCTTCGATGACGACCTAACGAGCGGAGCTTTCTACTTCCTCGAGACCAACGACACGCGGCCGATTCGCCCTTGGTTTCAACAGAAGATCATCCGCGATCACGCCAACCACCCGCGCATTGCGCAGGTGGGAACCCTAATCCTCTTCGCCTGAGAAAGACACCATGCCCGCACCAAGCCCAATTACGTTTACGGCGACGCTCAAGAACATTTTGAGCGCGAATGCCGTGGGAGCCCGCATCAAAGTCACGCTCGCCGGCTACGACAACACCTTGCCGGAGATTCCCGGCTATTACCTGTTGGGCGAGGTGAGCGAGGACATCCAGGCGAACGCGGACGGCCTAGTAAACGCGTCGTTGTGGGGCAACGACGTCATTACGCCACTCAACACGTTCTACCTGATTCAGGTCTACGACGGGCAGGGCAATTGCATTGCGGCCGGAGAGTACCGCCTGAAAGGCGGCGGCACACAGGACCTCTCCACCCTCGCGCCGCTGCAGTCAGGGCAGGCGCTCCTGTTTGGAGCCGTGCCGAATGGCCCGCAACCAGGTCAGGCATTCATGCTGCCCTTGCCGGCACGCGCGGCCGGCAACGGGATGCTGTTTTATAACGGCGCTCTGCAACTCCTCGGCAACTTCACCGTCGCCGGCGAGGGACTGCACACCGAGTTTGCGACCGCCGCGGCCGACACCCTCTATCTCATGTACGCGGCCGACAATGCACAGGCCGGTTTCGCCTTCGAGCCCTTCATCGCTTATGGCAATGGCGCGACTCCGGGAAACACCTACACGCTGGCGACTGCACCTCCGGGAGCACAATTCGCCGGCCTCTTCATGAACGGCGTGTTTCTGGACCCGAACTCCTACGCCCTCAATGGACAGGTTGCAACTCTGACCTTCCAGACAGAGGCCGAAGACCGGGTGTTTGGGCTCTACCTGATGGGCGCGCAGACGATCGCGGTTGTACAGCCCACCGGAGCCATCCCCGGCACTGCGTATGCCCTGCCCGAAGTACCGAGCGGCGGCGCGTTGATTGGCCTTTTCAAGCGCGGTCTCTTTCAGCGTCCCGGCCTCGAGTACACACTCGCGGGCGAGACGATCAATTTCAACCAACCCACCATCGGCGGAGATGTTTTGTATGCGTTGTATGTACGCCCGTAAGTTTGCAGTCCTTTTCGCAGTGCTTGTTGCGTCCGCATCGGCTCAGCAAAGAGTCAATCCGTCGAATCAGATTCAGTGGCCGTCGAACTGCGCCAACAGCGGTTTGATGGTCTACAACTGGCTCACCAATTCCTGCATTCCGGTGAGCTCCTCAGTCAATCCGATCGTGTACGAGGGCGTGTGGAATCCCCTTGCTACCTATGTCACCAACAACGCCGTGTACTACGCCGGCAGCCAATACATCTCGCTGATTGACGGAAACCAGGATCAGACGCCGGGCAGCTCCCCGCTCTCCTGGGCCTTGTTGCTCAGTGGCGGCGGCAGTGTGCAGAGCGTATTCGGCCGAACCGGAGTAGTGACCGCGCAGAGCGGCGACTACAACTTCTCGCAGATCGCCGGCACGATCCTTTCGACGCAACTGCCGGCCGCGACTCCCTCAGCTATGGGCGCCATCAAGCCCGATGGAGTGACCTGCAACACCGCGAGCGGGATTCTGTCCTGCAGCGGAACCGGAGTCCCGAGCGTGTTCGGCCGAACCGGACCCGTCACCGCGCAGAGCGGCGACTACAGTTTTTCGCAGATTGGCGGAACGGCGTCACCAAGCCAGCTTCCCACCGCAACCAACTCAACACCAGGCATCATTCGTCCAGACGGCTCAACGTGTACCGTCACAAGCGGCGTCTTCACTTGTACGAGCTCAGGCGGGGTAACCAGCGCGTTCGGCCGAACCGGAGCCGTCACCGCGCAGAGCGGCGACTACACATTCGCACAGATTGGCGGCACAGTGGCCCCGAGCCAGCTTCCGCCCGCGACCAGCTCCGCGCAGGGCGTCATCCGCCCAGACGGAACAACCTGCACGGTAACGGCGGGGGTGCTTAGCTGCACAGGTGGCGGGATGAGCGGGCAAACTACGGGCAATTTGCCGCTGGCTACTTCGGCGACGGCATCGACGACGAGCTCTGCATTCTTCCAGAACAGCAGCACGGCCGGGCTGTACGAGCAGGGGTACTGGCACCAGGCCAGCACGGTCCATTGCTTGAATGCCGGCGTCACCTTCACGCAGTACGGCTGCGACAACTTCGACTACTACGATGACGGCTCGGCGGCCGGGACAACGCCGCGGAACATGACCGGGCTGAACATCACCGGCCAGTTCTGGGGCCCGGCCGGGTGCAGCGGCGTAGAGTGCCGGACTTCCACGCTCTTCGGCAACTCCAACAATGGGGCGTTCGTCACGCCGGGAATCAAGTTCACGCAGGTGTCGAACATGAATCACTTCGGCATCGGCGACTCGCAGGGTTACCAACTCAGCGAAGCATGCCACACAGGTACCGCCTACGCGAACGATCAAGGGTGCCAACTGATCTACGCGTGGACGGGCGAACAAGGCCATTGGGCTGGAGTGGTTGCTTCGGGCGGCACCAATACCTCGCCGAAGGTCACGTCGAATAACGCGCACTCATGGTGCGTCTCACAGCAGAACCAGACCTGCACGGTTTCGCCGGGATGGGTGATGCTGGACCGCTCGGTAACGATAGGGAGCGGCAAGATCACGGCGGCAGCATCAACCGGCGCTCCGGTGTCCTGGCTTGGGTACATCACCACGGATCAAACCACGTTGCCGGTCCCTGCAGCTTGGGGCACGGCGCTGGGCGTGAATCTGACATCCACGACGACGTGGGACGCGCCTGTATCTCAGACGTTCACCATCGGCGCTGGCGGCGGCAGCGGCTCCGGCTCGTTTGCTGCGGGCGACCACGCTTGTGTCATCGGCAACAACTTTTTTGAGCAGCGCATCATCACCAGCGTCTCCGGTTCGGCGGGCGCGCAGACCATCACCATTCCGCTGTCGCAGCCCGAGGGGTCCATCTTCATCGCCAAGGGTGACTGCGGCTATATCGTTCAGGACGCGGATGCGGCACAGGGCATCGAGGTGTCCCTTCCGGCGATATCGCTGGACGGCTCGCATCTGCTGACTGCAATCCCTGCATTTGGGGGCATGTATGCGTGGTATGGGCAGACGACAGGGACGGCGTGGTCCACGACGAACGGCGACGCGAACTCCGGATTCCACGTCTATGCAGGCGCTCGCGTTGACCGTGTGGATACCACGCGGCCAGGCTATATTCCGTTCGCGGATGACGCGATCGTTTTGACGCTGGAGCCAAACTCCGCTTTCAACGTAGGCGACAACATCTGCTCTCCGGACTTCCCCGAGCAAAAGGTCGATGGCATGGAGTTGACTGCCACCCAGACAATGCCGACCTCGCAGCTCACCGGTCTGCGCCTCCATATCGGAGGGCACGGCGCAAATGGCGCAGCGGCGCTGATGCGGCTTTACAACGACGAGCCAGCCAATTCGTATGTGCCCTTCGGCGGCGCATTGTCTGAGCCCGCCATGATTACCCAAGAGGGAGCAGGGGCGTTTGGCAGCTTGTACACCGGCAATTACACGCCGCTTGGCTCGGCGTTTGCATTCTCGAATCACCAGCCGGGCCAGACCAGCTACTACATCTGGAACGATCCATCTTGGGGAAAAATCTGGCTGGAAGCTGGGACGGGTATGCACGTCGATCAAGACCTACATGCCGGGTCTTATTACAGTGGCGGCAAGCTGTGGGGATATGGCGTTTATGCCGGCCCGGGACAAGGTTCTATTAATGCGGGGGTTGAATACGGATTTGGCAACGGAACTACTCCATCAGTGTGGCTCGCTCAGGAATACTCGCTTGGGAACACTAATAATCATCTGGCAGTGACTACGCATGGCGGCTCTCGCGTCGCGGGCGGAGGCGATTATTATGCCGCCCCCGATGGAACTCTTGATGCCGGAACCATCAATACGGGAACGCTCAATGCTACGACTGCGGTCAACGTCACCGGCAGCGGCTTGATCTTCGGGGTGAACGCTACGGATAGTGGAAGCGGGTTCTTCGCTCCGGCCTATTACTTTGAGCCCAATGCCACCACAGGATCCCACGTTGGTTTGTTCTTCGGCCGCGCCTGGTCCAACTACGACTCTGCGCACCTGACGTTCTACGATGCCGGTGGGTCGGGGTCGACCTCGAACAAGATCGCACTAGGATTCTACGGAGCGAATGACCTCCTCACGATCGACGGCAACGGAAACGGAGCGTTTGCAGGCGGGCTCACCGCCCACGGCGACGTAGACTTCAGCGGAGCCACCCAGGTTTATGTGCCGGCCCCGGGCGGAAACAATGACAGCAGCGCGGCATCAACACATTGGGTTCAGACCTGGGTGATGCCGAGTGTAGCGCCGGTCTACAACACGAGCGGAACGCTGCAAACCAACGCTCACCTCGTAACCGGATCGATCACGCTCGATGGAAGCGGGGCAGGGACAGTAACGCTGAGCTCAAACGCGGTTTATACGAGCAGCTCCTCGTATGCGTGTACCGCCAGCAATACCGGCAGCATAGACAGCGGCACGAAAGTGGCCTACGTGAGCGGGTCGAGCTTCACCATCAACGGGCAGGTGTCCGGAAGCTATCGGTACAACTGTGTTGGCAACTAACCTCCGGTAATAGCACTCACGAGCTATTCGCGGGACGGACTCACCGAATTACCTTGACTCAGCAGCAAGGAGACGGGGCCGGTGAGTCCGAAGCATCAAGTCAGACTCAGTGGCGAGGCATCTGAGCAGAGCAACATGAGCGAATCGGAAGTTAAAAACGTCGTGAACGATGCCATCAAGGAGTACGACAAAGAGACAGCTTTGCCGCGACACACGCAGGTGATGAGCGAGTTGCAAACGATGCGCGACGGGCAAAACCAGCTCATCGGCGCCGCCACCTTCGCGAAGTGGATTCTCGCAGTGAGCGGCGTTTTCATAGGGATTCCCGGCAGCATTTGGATGGTGGTTCAGATCATTCGCGCTCTCCGGTAAGAAAGGCAAGACCGCCGATGGCATGGAGAGATGTAGCAATTCAGCGGGAACGCTTCTTCGAGGGCGTCATTCCGTGGATGTACCTTGACGGCAAGGGCTTCGTAACCGTCGCTGTGGGCGAGATGCTCGCCACCGTCGAAGCCGCCCAGACGCTTCCCTTCATCAACCCCGACACTCGAACGTATGCAACGCCGGCTGAGATTGCAGTCGGCTATAACTGCGTTCGCAATATGGCGAAGGGCTTGCGATCGACGGATTACCGGATTGCCTCGAATCTCATTCTGAGCGATGACGCAATCAACGGGCTCCTCGGCCGGCGCATCGACCTTTGCACCGCCGAGCTCCGGCACGACTTCCCCGGCTTCGATGGCTACCCGGATGTGGTCAAACCGGCGCTGGTCGATATGGATCTGAATCTCGGCGAGACCAGGCTACGCGGCACCTTCCCGCGCTTCGATGCGGCCGTGCTGCGCACCCCTCCGGATTGGAGGACCGCCGCGGCCGAGTGTCACCGTCAGGACATCGGAGACAGCCGCAACCAATGGACCCGCGCGCAATTCCTTGCAGCGGCCGTCGCCTGCAGCTAGACAGTAAACAGCACGTCAACGGCACGTGATTTGCAGCCCATATGATTTGTGTCTACACCCACCGAGAAGGAAACCAGCCATGCACGCCCTTACCTGCAGCATCGTTCTAGTCGCGACTCAGAGCCTCGACTGGAATTACATCGTTCACGAAAGCCCCGCACGGATCGTTGTCGTCGCCGGCATGCTCTGCACTCTGTTGCAACTGCTGAAACGCTTCGTCCCGAAAATCTCCGGCTGGTATGCCGTCACCCTCAACATCCTGCTATCGGCCTGCAGCATCCTTGCCATCACGAAGCCCGATCAGATCTGGACACTTGCCACATGGCAAACCGTGTTTGCAACGAGCCTTGCAGCGGCCGGCATCCACGGCACCTCGAAGCTGATGCGTGACAATCCCGACCAGGCCCGCGGAGCCGCCGCGGCGCTGGCCGTGGCCTTCGCGCTTGGTCTCGGAATGATGCTGCATGGCATCGTCTAAAAGCTCCCCAACCCGCACCACGAAAGGCAATACACCATGACCCTATCTGCACTCGCCCAAATCCCCGTTGACATCGAGAAGTTTTTCCTGAAGACCTGCAGCGACGCGGAACGCTTCGCCGTAGCCTTTGCGAAGTTGTTCAAGCGCGCCCCGTCCGCACTTCAGACGGTCGAGAACTTCGTCAACGAGACCGCCCCTGTAGTTGTCGCGGCCGTGGCGCTGGCCGACCCGACTGCAGAGCCCGAGGTTGCCGCCGCGCTGGCGATCGTAGAAACCGGCCTTGCAGCGATCCAGGCATCGGCGCAGGCGGCCGTGAGTGGCACGTCTCTGCTCGAGAGCCTGCAGAACTTCGCCACCACCGTGCCGGCCGTCCTCTCCGGCCTGCAGATCAAGAACCCCGCGCTGGTAGCCGCCATCGAGCGCATTACGACGCTGGTAGTTGGCGAGGCGAAGGTGCTGATTCCGGCCGTCCAGTCATGGGTTGAGAAGCTGAAGCCGGCCACGCTGGAAGCTGCGCCCGCGCCAGCCAAGTAGACTGAGAGAAGGGCCTCCAGCGCCCGCTTGTCACACACCAAAAGAAAACCGCAGATTTGGCCGTCCTCCCGGGCGGCCTCTTTTTTGCGGTTGACGAACTGTTGACAGCGTGTTTACATGGTGGGCAGTAAGTACCTAAACCCCTTGGAGCTGCTATGGGAACCCCTGCCCTCGCTACACCCATCCACCTTGAAAACGTAAAGTCTTTTGCGGAGCTGCCGGAAGGCGGCACCGTCGAGCAGATTGCGCAGGCTGCAACTCTGTGGCTTCACACCACCGTCCGCGCGATGTGTAACCGGCCGGAGAGCGTCTGGATCGACGTCCGGATTACCGATCGCCAACTGGTCTTCGATTTCAACGTAGACCCGGCCGACTATGGCTGCATTGTCGGCAAGCAAGGCCGCAACATGCGCGCGTTGCGCCAGATTTTCTACGCGATGGGAAAGAGCTACCGAACCCTGTTCGAACTCAATCTCGCGCCCCCCGCAGAGGTGCGGTAATGGCCGACATCAATCTCCGCATAGACCTCGCGACAGAAACGATCGACGCCAAGGCATCAGCAGAAGCCGATAAGTTGCTCGCCAGCATAGCCGGCGCTCCATTCACCCCGACCATGGTGCGCTCACTATTGCGAGCCGCTTACTTCGCAGGCCGTTGCGACGTAGCGCGCGAACGAGCTGACGAGGCAGAGGCGAAGTATCAAAAGCTAGTCAGCGAGCAGGAAGAGGAGCGAGCCAATGCCGCGATACTGCGTTGAATTTCACGGCAGCATCGAGGTTGACGGCAAGAGCAAGGCGGAAGCCCGATCGTGTGCGGTTGGCGAGATCCTCGACAGGCTCGCTACCGAGCGCGGCGACATCCTCACCGAAATCTGCATTGAACGAATCCCCAAACCCCGGAAAGGAACACAGAGCAATGACGAGCAAGCGCATTGTAAAGAGCAAGACCGCCGAGCAGGTTGCGGCGCCGACGAACGGAACCGCCGCCCCGGCCTCCCCGAAGGGGCTCAAGATCGTAGCCATGCAGGTGGAGAACGTAAAGCGCGTATCGTTCGCGCGACTCCGGCCGACCGGAAACATGGTCATCGTGAGCGGAGAAAACGAGAGCGGTAAATCCACCGTCCTCGATGCGATCGACTACGCCATCACCGGCACGACGAACGTACCCTCGCAGCCGATCAAGCGCGGTCACAAGCAGGCGCGCATACAGGTGGACCTGGGCGAGTATCTGGTCGAGCGGACGTTCACGCAGAGCTCCGAGGGACAGCTTCTTACCAAGCTCCGCGTTATGTCGAAGGACAAGGCGCAGTTTCCGAGCCCGCAATCCCTGCTTGACGGATTTCTCGGCTCCATCAGTTTCGACCCGCTCGAGTTCATCCGCATGGACCGCAAGAAACAGTTTGAAACTCTGCGCCGGTTGACCGGAGTCAGTCTCGATGCGATCGACCAGGCGAAGCAGGAAGCGTACAACGCCCGCCGCGACGCCGGCCGCGACCTCGATGCGGCAAAAGCCCGGTTGAAGGCGATGCCGCCGCCCCCGGCCGATCTGCCGGAGAAGCTGCTGGACACGGCCGAGCTGACAAAGAAGCTCGAAGGTGCCGCGAATCGCAATTCCATCATCGAGGCCGAGAAGCAGAAGCAACGCCGCAAGCTCGAGATTGCCGGCGACCATGACCGCGAGGTTGAACGGCTGGACAGGTCGATTGCCGAAGCCTACGAGCTCATCAAGAAACTCAACCTGCAGCGGGAAGAGGCGCAGAAGGCCGCGGCCGAATTGCGCGCCGAGGCCGAGGCGATGACCTTTGCCGAGCCGATCGACACCGCCGCGACGGCCGAGGAGCTGCGCAAGGCCCAGGCCACCAATCAGGCCATCGTGCAGCGCAACGCATATCTGGCCGTCGAGAAGGAGGTTGAGGATCTCGAGGCGCGCTGGACCGAGCTCGACAAGACCGTGAAGGCCAAGGAGCGCGAACGCATCGAGGCGATCGAGAAGGCGGCGATGCCGATTCCCAAACTCGGATTCGGCGATGGCGAGGTGCTGTATGACGGTCTGCCGTTCAACCAGGCCAGCAACGCCGTACAGATCAAAGTCAGTGTCGCCCTCGCCATCGCCAGCAATCCCACGCTGCGAGTACTCCGGATCAAAGACGGCTCGCTACTCGATAAGAAGAGCCTCGAACTCGTGTCCTCGCTTGCCAACGAGAACGACTACCAGATTTGGGTAGAGCGCGTAGAAGGCGCTGGCCCGGTGTCGGTTCTGATGGAGGACGGCGAGGCCCACGGCGAGATTGCCGAGAGCCCCGAAGCTAAGGAATCCGCCCTCGCAACCCCCCTCAAAGCGTGAAAGGAGACCTGAATAAATTGCGATCTCTAATCGTTGCCCTCGCCGTCTCGCTTCTCGCTGCGCCCGCCGTCTCGCAAAACCCATCCAGCCCGACCGTGGGCAGCGGGACGGTCACTGCTGGCCCGGAGTACCAGCCATATGTAGAGTCCGATCAATCGACCGCGCCTCAGCCGCCCTTGTATATGGGCAAGAGCTGGGAGTCGCCGGTCCTGATATCCATCCGGACTGAAACCGCCATGCTCGAGGTCCGCGATCACGGCAAGCTGCTACTGCAGGTCGATTCGAGAGGGAGGGTCCTTTACCACCGCGGCCGGTTCGACCGCACCTCGCGCCTGTTCTGGCAGTCGCTTGCAGCAGCTTACCCGAGCGTCTGCCAGGCCAAGTAAGCAGGCAGTAATCACCCGAACGGAGGAACCCTTGCATCACTGGTACACATATGCAGACGCGGGCACTATTGCCCGCGTTTGCTCACTTCCTGCGGTTGTCGTGTTTGTGCTGGTCTGCGGATACATCACCGAACGGCTAAGAGAGCCGCGGCCGATGCCATCCAACGCAATCGACTCGAGCACATATAAGCCCCCAACGCACGTTGTTCACGTGATCGACTTTGACCGGAGCCACGTCTCCATCTGCCAGGACGAAACCATTCTGGCTCGCTGCTGTGTGCAGGGGTGCGATGTGACGGTGAAAATTGGCCGCGACATCATCGGTCTGGTTGTGAGCTCATCCGCGCGGCCGAGTTCGACGGAGCCATAGTATGAGCCCCTGCCTCTGGACCACGCTGCCGGATGGCACTGTGGTGCATATCAAACTCGCGCGCCAGCGGAAGAAAAAGTGCGGGTTTTGCAAGGCCGCGGACCACGAATTCCTCTGCGACTTCCCGGTAGGGGATGGCACATGCGATGCGCCGATGTGCCGGAAGTGTGCCACCAACGTGGGACCTGACGAGGACCACTGCCCGAACCATCGCGGCCACACGCCGGCCGTGCAAGGGAGCTTATTCCGATGAGCTGCGAGCGATGCAACGGAACCGGATACGACCTGAGCGCAGTACCTCTCCGAGAGTGCGAGTGCCGGCGCACGGCGAGATTGAGCCAGGCGCTCGAGCGCGCCGGCATCCCCATCCGGTATCAGTCCAAGACGCTGGACACCTACGAAACGAAGGTGAGCCCGAGCGCATTCGAGGCGCATGGACTGGCCCGGCGATTTGTAGAGGAGTGGCCCACTGAGCGCGGCCGTGGAATGCTGCTTACCGGCAGCGTCGGTCTCGGAAAGACACATCTAGCCGTCGCCATGCTGCTCGAGGTTCGCAAACGATGGAACGCCACGGTTGCCTTCGTCGATCTGCCCGAGCTGCTAACGCGAATCAAAGCCACGTTCAATGACAGCGCGACGACGACCGAGGAGGCGATTCTCCGGCCGCTGTTGCGCGCCGAGCTGCTCGCAATCGACGAGATAGGCGCGGCGAGGTCCACGGATTGGGCCTTTGCCATGACCGAGAACATCATCAACCTGCGTTACAACGCGAACGCCTCGACGATTTTTACAACCAACTTCGCCAACCTGCCCCCGAGCGCGACCATGCGGCGAGAGACGCCCGCGCCGGCGAAGCTGGACCCAACCCCGGAAATCAATTTCGCAGAGCGGCTCCGCCAGCCGATCGCCATGCCGGCGATGCGCCAGGACACACTAGGCGACCGCATAGGCGAACGCATGTATTCGCGCCTGCAGGAGATGTGTTGGGTTGTGGAGATGAGCGGGCAGGATCAACGCCGAACGAAGGCCGCGAGAGGTCGCAAATGAGCCAAGCACTCCAGATCGCAGCAGCAGTATTTATCCCGTCCCTTGTAGCCGTCACGTTCTACGCCCTTGGAGTCAGACACCGACTCCAGCACGAGGCGAAGCGCGCCGAGATAATTGCAGCCCTCGAAGCGCAACGCGCGGCGCTAGATCACCTGTTAGCCGAACGCTGCGCAGACGATCCGCTGTTTGTTCCCTCCAGGTCGCGGGCATGGCTTGGCCTGCAGGTGGGAGCCCGAATGCTTGCCCAACTGAAAGGAGACCCGAAGTGAAGAACGCGAAAGGCGCGGAGGCATATCCGCTGAGCTGGCCCGCAGGATGGATGCGCACACGGAACCGGCAGAAATCGCAATTTCGAACCGGATTCGGAAACGCTCGCAACTTCCTATTTCTGGAACTCGAGCGTTTGGGCGCTAAAAACATTGTCCTGAGTACAAACATCCCGCTGCGCAATGACGGCCTTCCGCGCGCGAATATGGCGCCACTCGGAGGAGATCCCGGAGTTGCCGTCTACTTCCGCCGCAAAGACAGGGATATGGTTTTTGCCTGCGACAAGTACGCCACGCCCACGGATAACATTCACGCCATCGCCAAGACCATCGAGGCGATGCGGGGCATTGAACGTTGGGGAGCCTCCGATATGATGGAGCGCGCTTTCAGCGGATTCAAGCAACTCGAGGCGACCAACCCAACCGAAGCATGGTGGGACGTGCTGGAATGCCTACCCACGGCCGACGTCGAGACCATTCAGCGCCAGTTTCGCGCGAGACTGCGCGGAGCCCACCCGGACACCGGAGGCTCGGCCGAAGCCCTCGCTCGGTTGACCGACGCGCGAGACCAGGGACTCGCAGCAGTGAGAGGACGCACGGCATGAGCGAGCAACCGAAGAAAAATTGGCGCTGGATTGTGATGGAGAGTGACCACCCGCAGCGATACGATGCGGCTTCGGACAACGTTTATTACGGGAGTTTTGCCACCGGTTTCCGTCATCGCGAGACAGCAAACGCCATGCTCTGGAGGGAGAAGCCCTCCCCGGAAGCAGCCGCAGATGGAATTACAAGTTCGCGGGTCATGCCTGAGGGTGGAGAGCCTTCGGGTGGCACGATGTCGGAAGGAACGGGGAAAGGTCGGAGTAGGCTTGCAGGCTGCCTTCGTGACCCCTTGGACCCCACAGCGCCGCACGATGCTGGCCCGCGAAACCCCGTAGCCGCCCCCATCGGCATATTTCGCGCGCGAGAAAGACGAGCAACGGCGAATGTATTGGAAGCAGCGCAGAGAGAGCGTGATTGTCGTGCGCGTGGAGGTGCTCGATTGAGCAGATTACGAAAGTGGGCACGAGCTCTGCGCGAGTACTGGATCCGATGGAATGAGGTTGTCTGAACGATGAGCCAGCACTACACCCGCAATACGGTGAGTGCCGCGGCCTATTGCCCGACGTGCAAGAGAAGCACTCAACACCAGGTACACGACCGACGTATAGGGCCGTGTACTGAATGCATCGAACGCCGCCAGATGGAGCATGAGAGCTTCGAGGAGCGCGCCGGCATCATCGAGTACCTCGGAAACATCGACCGAGCCAAAGCCGAACAATGGGCGCGCCTGCAACCCGGCCAGCCCCAACCCCAACCAGACCAAACCAGCATGTTCGATTGAGAGGACCCCGCATGATCTATCTGGCGAGCCCAGGGAACCAACTCGTAATCCTCGAGCCCGACGAGCTCGATCACATCCGCGCCGGAGGAACGTTGATGGCACCGAACAACCGCATTGCCGTGATGTACACGCCGGATGCGGTTTTTATGTCCGAGATGATAAAGAAGTGCCAGCAGACACGGACATTGACGGCCGGAGCTATTGACGTCATCCACCGTAATTCGCTCACGCGCGAGCCTGTACGCGGCACCGGCCAGCGCCCGCTTACCGTACTAGTCCCGAGCCAGGAGGAAGCCGATGCGCACCCCGCCGAGCAGAATTGAAATAGCCCTGAGCTACTACTGCCGAGGCACCCCGACCGAGCTCGAGCTCGAAAACAATGTGGACCTCCGCGCACTCCTCGATGACGGGATACTCGAGCGCCGAGGTCCCGGACGAGGCTTCCAAATCTCAGCGAAGGGAAGGGTTTGGGTGGAGATGATCTGCGCAACGCCATACCCCGTCACGCGATACGTCGACCCGCGCATCCCCGCCGCTCCGGAACCATTTTCCGCCGAACCCCAGATCGGTGGGGAACCGGGAGAGGGTTATAGGACGGCGATATTGCGGGCTGCAGCACCCGCTAACACCTTAGCGGAAGAGCCAAGAGCCGCCGATGCTTCTACGCTTCAGCCATTCGCAGTCAACGGGTGAAAGGAGAACGGGCGGAAAACCTAGAAGGAGTCTCCAACAGGACAGAGCGAAAAAGGGAAAAGCCTCCGGCTACGGAGGCTTTTGCCTTGTATGGAAGGGTCTAAATGCGCGACAGCCGCATGGCGAAATCGCGGCGAGATGTGAGGATGTGCCGCTGCTGAGCTTCCGCTGTGAACTCTTCCGGATAGGCAGCTTGAATCTCTGCGATTACGGCCGGGAGCTGGCCATCACGGATGAGGAAGGTGGAAACGGCCGCACAAGCAAGGTTGAACTGCAGGCCGTAATCAGGGGCATCGGGATGGATGCCAGCGCGCGAGAGGATTTCATTCACTGTCATGGCACCCTCAGATAAGCAAATGCAACGTGCAGCGCGCGCGGGAGCCAGCCCGTACTCCATAGGTAGCCAAGCACGGCACCATACGCCGTGAGGCAGAGAGCGTCTCGTTTCCTCACTTCCCCCTCCGATCCGGCTGATACTCATTGAGGGCGCCAGCGATGCGCGCCGCCATCGAGTTAGAAACGGCCGTAGCGACCGCCTCAGCGCCAAACATGACGCGCCGGCCAACGCAGGCATAGCGAGGCCGCGCCGGCAGCGACGCCCCGGCCGCACGGAATACCGTTCGCCAGGACGAGGCCCAATGCCGGAATTGGCCCGATTCATACAGACAGCAGACGTTGTGCTCATAACGCGCTTCCCATGCAGGACCGAGGAAGTAACGCGCCAAGTCTGTAGCCTGTGACACTGTGAAGGTTGCAGCCGCCATAGAGGATTCCCTTTCGGTTTGGGGCATAGCCCCGAGTTTCAGTATTCAGATGGCAGCATGACAACGTGCCGTGTGCCATCCGAGAAGCAGTACAGAGTTTGAGTAGGCAGCGGAAAATCCGTCCATGGAATCAGCTTTGTAAAGATTCGCGCATCGCCGCCGCGCCCATCGTTGCCATCGCAGGACAACACCGCCGAGTCGCCATCCTCGCGCCGGAGCTTCCAGATTTGTTGGGGATCATCGCGCACCAGTTTGCGGGTGAGATTCGCTAAGGCTATTTCATCCAGCAGCCAGTAGGCCCCCGCTTTGCTCGCAAGCGCGCGCGCCCCTTCGGTGTAGACGACGTGAGGGTTGATGCCGTGCCGGTACAAGGTTTCAGAGCCGTGATATTGCGTCAACTCCGCCGTCAATTCATCCGCAGAAATCATAGTCACTCCAATGCCCGGTTTAGCGCGCCGAGCCATCGCGGTTTAGGGTGAGAGGTTCGACGAGAGCCGCCAGCGCGTTGACCTGTGCTGTTAGCTCTGCCGTATGGCCTTCCAGTTCGTTGACCTCACACAGCGACTCGAGCCGACTAGCCGGAGATGGAGCCGCCGCAGATCGACGGCCCCGACGCGCCACGGCCGGAGCCGGAGCCGATGTAAACAGATCGAGTTGCGCATTCATGCCGCCCACCCTTCGCGCCCTTCGCGCAGCTTGAGCAGCTTCCCTTTGTTCTCTCGTTTCACCGATGCATCTATCACTGCCAACACCGCATCGGCCACGGACATGCCGGCCGCAGCCTCATGCACCGCCGAGAAGAAAGACCAGTAGCCAGAGCCGGAGATAAATAGCCGTTGCGTTTCAATGGCGTGAGCAGAGAAGTGAGGCAGGAGCGAATGCAAGCAGTCTTTGCCATCGAAACAGAAGTACATAGCCAACGTGTGCAGCCCTTCCATCTCGATTCCCACGCGAATGCCGCGATAGAGAATCTCGAAACGCCCCGCTTGCCCCCACATTGGGACCTCACCGGCCGGAGCCGCAGTAGAGGACTCAAGCCAGCGAAGCGCATCATTGCAGCCCAGACCATCGCCATGCACATGCGCTGGAAACCCGTCCGACTCGCGCAGGACCGCGACGGCCGCGGCAGTATCTCCGGCCAGCATCGCAGCGTTATAACGCTCGATGCAGCCGCGCCAGTAGGCGACGCATGACGCGCGATCAGTGGGCGGAGGATACCCAGAGTCAGCCGCTTGGAACGCACCGAAGAGAGAGAATTGCGCATTCATGCCGCCACCTCTGCAACCGTGCGGCCGAGGATGTAATCGGCCGCTTTCTGCGCACGTTGAGCCGCCCACACTGCAACCTTCGGATCATGCATGAGTTTGGCGATCCAACTTTGGATATAGGCCGTCGAATTTTCGATCAGCGCATCATTGGAAATCTGAGCTTCAGCCGAGAGGAATGCGGCCGTGAACTCTGCGCATAGCTCCTCATCCGAGTAATCGCGATCACCGAAGTGGTTCTCGATTTTCCGCGCCAAGCGTGAGCGATGGCCTGTTGAGTGGCCGAGCTCATGGAAGAGAGTGCAGTAATACGCAGCAGGCGAAACGAACGAACCCGGCAGCGGCATTTGTACGCGATCGACCAGCGGCACGTAATATGCGCGGTCACCGCCATGCGCCAGCGAAGGGTGAGACGCGCTGGACAGATACCCCTCAACGATTCTTTCGGCCGCATCTATCGGCTGAAAGGTGGGAGCATCGAACGGCAGCGCGTCCTGTAATCCGTCGACTTGCTCAACGTTGAACACGTGATAGAGCTTCATGAACGGCGCGCCACGTTCCAGCGATTCGGCCGTGTCGCCAGTGTCGCCAGTGTCGCCAGACTTCCGGCCGCGCACGTTGTCAAAGTTCCAGTACACGACAGGCGAGGATTTTTCCCCCTTGCGTACTTGCGCGCCGAGCTCCTGAGCCTGTTTGTATGTCAGCCAGGCATTCGACGAGTACGGCGAGCACATCAGGGACACGGCATTGATTCCGCGATACGACTTGCCAGTAAGCCTGTTGTGAGGGAATGCCGAGCCGTGAGCCGATGCTTTCCAAGGTTTGCGCCACGGAATGATGCCACCCTTCAGCGCGTCAATGATGCGGCCGGAGATTAGCTCATAGTTTGTTGGCATGTTGCATCCTTTCGGTGTGGGGCATTGCCCCGAAATCTCTGAGGTACTACGGCCATCCTCAGCACACGCATAACGTGTGGACACGCGCGCGGATCATGCGCGCATGTTTCGGCCTAGATGGATGGCTCATTGCGCATCTCGCTAGCGCGAGTCTCAGAATTGCTGCCATCCTCTTCGCAATAGTTTGAAAATGCTCGCGCATCCAAGTGTGAAAAATCCAAACCGCGCGCCTGTGCGAAGTGCCGCAAATCTGCGAGCAGGTCCGAGAGTTGCGCATCGCATGGCTCGTGCATATATGCGCCACCATGAGCGCGCGCATACGCTGCTAGCGCGCGCGTGGCACGTGTCACGCGCACATCATTCAAATCTGCCATTGTCCGGGGCTCCAGCGATTCGCGCGTTTGAACCGAGAAAACGCGGTTAGAGTTGTGCGGGATGACTCCATGCATTCCGTACCCTGCGACATACGCGCATCCTTCGATGCGCACGAAAAATGAATCGTACTCGCGCGCGTCAACGAAGTATTCGCGCAATGCTTCCACGTGCTGAGAGTCTGAAACGAAATCGAATCCGGCCGGAACTTCAGAGACGAACTGAGCGGTTTGCATGTTGATTCCTTTCGGTGTGGGGCATTGCCCCGTTTAGGTTTTGACTACGCGAGTAGCAACTCATTTTCCAGCGCCATAAGAGCCGCGCGAATGTTGCCTTTCGCATCCTTCACAAGACGCGCGAAGTTTGGTTTAGCGGCCGCATCAGGAGCTTCCATTGACCAGACCAATTCGACAAATTCGGCAGTCTCTTTCGCGTTTCCATAGCTGGAAAAATCGACTGGCCTGCAGCGTGATAGGAATCTCTCTTCCAGCGTTTCGGATGAGTTGCACGTAAAGATGAAAATCGTTTGTGGGGGGAAGTCTGTTGCGTCCAGCTTGGAAAGCAAGAACAACTGAGCCGCGCGTGTCATCTGGTCGGCTTCATCAATCAGAATGACGTGCCATGCGCAACCGATGCGCGGCATGTAGTGACACCGTGCGATTACATCGCGCAGCGTGTCTAGGTTGCATTCCTGCGAGGGTACATGGTGGACTTCCGCGCGGATGGATGCAGCGAATGCGAGTGCTGCCGTTGTCTTACCGAGACCCGGATCACCGCGAAAGAGCCATGCGGATGCATAGGGATTCGCTGCTAGCTTGCGGAGTATCGCCTTGGGTTTATCGAGTCCAAGGAATCCATCGAGCGATGTAGGCCGGTACTTCTCAGTGAGTGACTGCATGGGATGTCCTTTCGGTGTGGGGCATTGCCCCGTCAATCGACTACGAGAACGATATTGAGGGATACAGCACCAGCGTGTCAACAGAATTCGTAACATGGCACGTTATAGCCGTGAAATAGGGTGAGAATCGCCTGCGAATCGCCTGCGAATCACCTGCGAATGCCATGCGGATGTCTGGCGGATGTCGCAGTGATTCCACGCTAGACCCCTGCGAATC